GGGAAGCTACCCAACATCCTACCTCCCTTCGCACGGTACTACGGTAACTCGCTTGGCTGACTCTTGTAGCAAGACGGGCATTTCCTCTTTGATTGGTTCGGATGCTGGTACTATCTATTTAGAAGCTGCTGCTTTGGCAAACGATTTGAGTGAACGCAGATTTGCTCTATCGGATGGAACTACAAGTAATGTTGCCCGTATAGGCTTTACGAGTGTAAGCAACCGCATTCTTGCCGTTTTATACAATGGCTCAAACCAATGTGTGCTTACATATAATGGCGGTGATATTACCGCAATGAATAAGATTGCATTTACTTGGGCTGCAAACGATTTTGCTTTATTTGTAAATGGTGCAAAACGTTCGTCCGATGTTTCGGGAGCGACATTCCCATCCAACACTTTAAATTCACTCCATTTCAATGAGGGTGATGGTTTGGGAAATGAAATTGAAGGAAGGTTTGACAAGGTGCTTTTGTTCACCTCCCGATTAAGCGATACGGAACTTGAAAACCTTACTGCATAATGAGATTCTTAAAATACGAGTTTAAAAACCCAACGGCTTGGGAGACGGCAAAGGCCGAGATTGAAATCACCGATTCGGAGGGCAACGTATCCTACGACCCCTCGAAGGTGGTAGCCGTACATTATATCGGTAACCTATGCGATAAGTGGGGCGAGGATGCCGAAGGCAACCCCGTCTGTGAGGTGATAAACCCCAATATCTGTGTGGATGTTATTTGGACAAACGACCAGCTTCCCTCTTGGGAGGCTTCTATTGTATGGGTTAAGCCTTGCGGTATCCACATCTTCGCTGGATGGGAGGCTGCTTATACGGCTGAATACTGCGCCCTTTACCCCGACTATTGCAATCCTCCCGTTGAACTTTGAAAAGAGTAAAACATCTGAAAAAGGTTTGGCTATATTATGATAGCCAACCTACTGAAATTACCCTTGCCTTGTGCTTGGGTGTTTTAGTATTTCCCGTAACCTACTTGGAGTTGGGCTTTAGACCCGTTCTTCAATTTATGAGTTTGTTTGCTGGGATTTTTCAGTTGTATTGCGTAGGAGGTAACGACCCCAAGTGTAGGGAGATTGCTTCGGTTTGGACTCTTGGTTGCTTTTTGACTGTTTTGCTTCAGTATGCCTATTGCGGTTATTTGATGAAATCACCTACTCATTGGGGGTGGGCGGTGTTGGCAATATCAAGTTTTGGCACATTGCGCAGAATTAAAATGGAACGACTGACTCGTGGAAAATAATTTAATAACAATAATCCTTGCCATTGTTGGCGTTCTCGGAGGGGCGGGTGCTTGGCAGTTTTACGCAAAGAAAATAGAATTGAAATACCAAGCCAACAAAGAGGAGAACAAGGAGCAGAACTTATTCCGAGACCAAATCCTTCAAGAACTTGAAAGGGTAAAGACCGAGTTGGCTAACGCCAATTCTCAAGTTTTATCGCTTACGGCAGAGGTATCCACCTTACGGGAGCGAGTGCGTAATTTGGAAATTGAGAACGATAGGCTGAAATCACGATGAAAGATTGGTTTAAGAAATTAGTTGGCGTGGGGGATGATGTATCCTCCAAACGCGTTATTGGGGTGCTTGGTGCTTTGGTTTTGATGGGAACGATGATAGCCAATTCCTTTTCACCCCAAGACATTGCTCCCAGCAAGGAGCTTGTAGAGGCCGTTGAATACCTAACCATCGCAATGTTCTTTGGAACTGCGATTGAGAAATTTGCAAAAAAGTAATGGCAAAGACACAAACCGCTACCTCCTATGTGAGCAATAGCAAGAAACGAAGAAAACACTCCAAGCAAGAGAGTGCCAACAAGAAAAGCAAAAGCTACAAGAAACCCTACAAGGGGCAAGGCCGATGAATCTTTCTAAAAACTTTACACTATCAGAGCTTACCAAAAGCCAAACGGCTAAACGAAAGGGGATTGATAATACTCCCGATGCCGTGCAGCTGGAAAACTTGCGTGAGCTATGTGAAAAGGTTTTGCAACCCATACGCAATGAGTTTGGCCCTACGCGCATCACTTCGGGTCTACGAGTACCCGCTTTGAATAAAGCTATTGGAGGCTCTACCACAAGCCAGCATTGCGAGGGTAAGGCAAGTGATATAGATTTTAATGAGCGCAATGGCGAGGTCTTTGAATGGATAAAGGCCAACCTAAACTTTGACCAACTTATTTGGGAGTTTGGAGACGATAAAAACCCAGCGTGGATACACGTAAGCTACAACTACGGTAAGAATAGAAAACAAATACTAAAGGCAGTAAAACAGAATGGCAAAACCAAATACCTCCACTTTTGATGAATGGCTCAATGACTTGGAAGAAGTACCCGTTAACCCGATTTGCTCTATTGACAATCCCGATTGCGATTCTTGCGGTAGTTAGTGGATGCGGTGGTGCGAAAAGTATCCAGCAGAGTGTAGTTGTAAGGGATACGGTTGTAGTAACCCAAGAAAGGGTACTGCGAGACACTCTAATGCTATTCAAGGACACGGTAATATACCAAGACCGAGTAAAGCTAAAGATTGAATACAGAGACAATTTTGTTCGTGTAGAGGCTGACTGCCCAAGCGACACGGTACGCATTGAGACGGTGAGGATTCACAATACGATTGCCCCCGAACCCAAAAAGAAAAAATGGAGCTGGGAGGGATTGCTTGGATGGACGATTGCCATTTTATGTCTTTTGGTTATCCTCAGACAAGTCATCCAGCAGCTAATCAAAAAGCTGTTTTAAGGCTATTTACAGCCGTTTTAAGCTATGTATACCCCGTAGGTGGTGTACTTACCTATCTTGCATTAAGAAAAGCCCTTAGAAGCAAGATTTAAGAAAGGGGGGAATATAAGGGGGGTAAGATACTTAGTTATTTGGTTACTTAGTATTACTTAGTAACTTAGTAAGTAAGTAACTTAGTACCTAAGTAAGTAAGTAACTAAGTAAACTAAGAGTAAGTATGGGTGAGTTTAAGTTTTTGTATTGGGATGACTACGAAGACTACACAGACGAAGAAGAGGTAGCAGCAGAACGAAGAATGCGTGCTATCTTGCAGAACGGAAATAACGGAGACCACTATGAGCAAGACCCCTAAATACTACATTGGCAAGTACAAAGGCATTGAGGCTATGGATGTAGTGCTGGACTTCCAAGAGGACAGTTACAATCTAGGCGTAGCCATTGCTTACTTGCTTAGGGCTGGACATAAGCCCAACAACCCAAAGGAGGAAGACATAGAGAAAGCTATTGTCCACCTCCAAACTGAATTAAAACACTTAAGGTCTAAAGCTCAACACTTCAATTACTTTGAAAACCACTCAAGCTCCGCAAAAACCTCAACCGATGGAATGGCAATACTATACCAACAAATCCAAGAAGAGAAAAATTGACTACCTTTTGGCTCAAGCAGCAAGCAACTTCGCTAACTGCTCTAACACCAAAGAGGCTAGGCAAGAGGCCAAGCTGAAGGAAAAAGAGATATTGGATGAAATCGCAAGAATCGACAAACACTTTGCGGAACGCTGCGGGTGGGACAATCCAAATACGGCTGACTAAAATCCCCAGCCTAAACCAATTCTACTCTAGTAAGCATTGGACATTCAGAAAAAGGCTCAAGGACGAGCTTAACGCTGAGATAGTAGCCCAGCTAGACCAATACGACAAAGTAACTTACGAAGGCTTAGAGGTGCGCCTACGGTGCAATTACCGTATGGACTTAGATAACTGCATAATGGCAGTCAAGTTCGTGGTAGATGCCTTCAACAAGTGGGGTGGTTTAGAAGATGACTCCCCCAAATACTTCCAAAAAATCAGAATGGAGGTAGACAAATCCCTAGAGAAAACCAGCTGCATAATTGAGCTGAGAGAAATTTTTGTGTAGAAAACTTTGCCGTTTAGTTTTTTTGTTTACCTTTGAGTGAAACCAAAACTAAAATAATGGCACTATCAGAAGTACAATGGCAGCAACTTGTAGCTTACAAGGATGCACGAATCAAAGCCCTAGAAGATAGGGTAAAGACTTTGGAGTATTTGCGCGATGCAGCTCTAAACGATGCTGAGTTATTCAGCCAAGCCCAGCAAGACACGATGGATTTTATTAACTCTAAACTTTTCACTAATGGCTAAAATCACAAGCATTCAGCCTTCGGGCAACTGGCGCGACCTTTTCAAATTTGAGGTCAGCCTAGACAATGGAGTAACGGGAACCACATTTGCAAAGACAGAAACTTTGCGCTTTGGTATCGGAGACGAAGTGGCTCACGAACTAAACGAGAAAGGAACCCTCAAGCTTCAGAAACCCGAATTTGCTGGAACCCCAAGCACGGGATATTCGGCACAGAAGCAGTACACCTCTAAACCCGCTGGCAAAGACCAAAGTCAACAGATTGCGCGTAGCGTAGTATTCAAGGGTGCGGTAGACCTTATTGCTGCTGGTAAGATGGATATTAAGTCTATCCCCAGCTTTGTGGAAGAGTACCTATGGGTCGTAACGGGCGAAGCTCCAAAGGGCCGTAGCCACCAAGACCACTTCAGCGAAGAAAGCCCATTTTAATAACAAGCCCCTTTTAACGAAGGGGTTTTTTAATTATCCTTGTACCCTATGCAACACCCAGCCCTTTACGCTTCCCAAGATGCCCTAGACTATCTAGATAAGGCACGCAATGGGAAAATCAAAGAGGCAAGCAAATTCGGACATACCGAGATTGACGATTACCTAAGATTCAAACGAAACGAGTTTGTGGTAGTAAGTGGACACGCCAACGTAGGTAAGACCCATAGCATAATGTATCTTATGCTTTTGCACACCAAAAGGAACGGTACTAAGTGGATGGTATTTAGCTCGGAAAACGAGGTAGGTAGTCTACAACGTAAGCTCATTGAGTTTAAGCTTGGGAAGATTATTAGGGAAAGCACAGATGCAGAGTTTTACGATGCACACGCCTACGTACTGGGACACTTTCGTTTTATCAGAACGGATGTGCTTTACGACATCTTCAGCCTACTGGACACGTGCCAAGAGCTATACGATGAAGAGCCTTACGATGGGTTGCTTATAGACCCCTATAACTCCCTTACCATTAACCAAAAGTCATTAGGGAAAGTAAGCACCCACGAATACCACTACGAGGCTACCAGCCGTATTAGAATCTTCTGTAAAAAGAATGACGTAACGACCATTCTAAACACGCACCCAGCAACGGAGGCTCTACGTAGAACACACCCCAAAGGCCACGAATACGAAGGGCATCCAATGCCCCCGATGGCCTCAGACATTGAAGGAGGCGGTAAGTTTCAAAACCGTGCAGACTGTGTAGCAATTATACATAGATACTCGCAGCACCCTCAAGACTGGATTTTTACCGATATTCACGTTCGTAAAGTCAAAGACATTGAAACGGGTGGTAGGCCAACGCCTCTGCACGAACCTATCCGCATACGTTCGGAAAGGAACAATGTAGGCTTTAGCATTGGAAGTAAGAATTTAATGTACCACCCACATAAAATAGAAGCAGATGAGCCTTTCTAGCAGTATGAATGAGCTGATAATCCGCAGCCACCAAATCCAAATGCACGCGGTGCAAGAGGGCTTGTACAACCTATCGCAAGGCAATGAGCATTTGCGGGATAGCTTGACGGATTGGATTTTAGACCTATCCAACGTCAATACGTGCTTGGACTACTTTATACAGTACGAAAGGCAAATCAATAGGCAAGTGAACGAGGCAAGACTGGAAAATGCCAAGCAAGCCTACGAGATTACCGAGCTAAAAGAAATGGTAGAGAACCTACAAAAGGCACTAGACAGATGCGCCCAAAGTCAATAGCCCAAACACGGGAGGGAGACCTCCTATTAAACAAGGAGACAAAAGACGTCTTTAGGGTCATTCAATACCAATGGACGTTTTGCAAGAAATGTACAGAGCTTGGCTGGATGAAGTGGTGCGACCAAAGCCGAGACCCAAAGCATATTCACTACCGCTACTATGTGCTAGAGAATATCAGAAACCAAAAGAAGTTTGAGGTGAGTGGTGAATACCTAGACAATGCCTTAAGGGAAGAAAAGATTAAATTTACCACACTTAACCAAAACGGATATTACAAATGAGCATTTTAACAGAAGTCCTACACGAGGTAGAAACATCTTTTGATGTAGACCTCAAGAGCAAGGACAGAACGGCAATGAATAACCTAGCACGCAAGGCGGTAGTAAATGCCCTACGCAATAACTATACAACGGTTGAGCTGGGAAGAAGCATAGGCAGAAAGCACAGCACCATTTGCCACTACTGGCAGACTCACTACCGTGATATGGAATTGGAGTTCTACAAGGATGTGTACGTAGCAGCACGGAACTCCTATAAGGAAAGGATTAACATCCCCCTTATAACCTCCAAAGACCTACGTGAGGCGATACAAGAAATAAAAATAAAGTTATCTTTATTGGAAGAGCATCTAAAGCAACTGTAAGAAAATGGTCAGCAAGGAACGCAGAAACTACTCTAGGCAACAAGGAGACCTTGCTGAACAAAGGTTTGTGGATGCTTGCCTATCTCTACGTTATGAGGTAAAGAAAGCCACCGCTCAAGAGGACATATACTCTCATATAGACTACTGGGTAAAGCGAAGCGATGCAGAATGGTACGGGGTGGATGTCAAGGGCAACCGACACCCCCAAACCATTTGGGTAGAGTTTAAAAACGTAAGGGGAGACGATGGTTGGCTAAACGGGCTGGCTGAGTTTATCGCTTTTGATATTGCTGAAGAGGGAGGCTTTATAGTAATCAGACGGCAAGAGCTTTTGGAATGGTGCGTTGAGAATGTGGGGACGGAATTTGTTACCAAAGACAAAGCCCACCGAAACCTATACCAAAGAGACGGAAGGCAAGACGTGCTAACAAAGCTCACCCTAGAAGACCTTAAAGAGCTGAAATCATTTAAACTATTGAGATATGCCAATTCCTAAACCACAAGCAAACGAAGACCAGCAAGAATTTATCGGGCGGTGTATGAGCGACCTAGCGGGGGAGTTCCCCGACCAAGAGCAAAGACTGGCGGTTTGTTACACAAGCTGGAGAGAGGGCAAGTAGCCCTCTTTTTTTTGAACATATTTGTTTTATTGTAGAAAGTGTGTATATTTGAGTAAACCAAAACACTCACTAAAGTGAAAAAACCAAAATCTCTAGATGACTACAAGGCTTATGCCTTTGGTATCGCTTGGGTAATTCTTACCCTCCTCGCTCCATTCGTAATTGTTAAAGCCTTGACCTATGTCCTCTGAGTTCGGTGCTATTGACCCCTATGATGCACCCGACCGTTGCGACTACTGCTACGCGGTATTAAACTATCACGGCATTTGTGATGAATGCGACTACGAGGACTATAACGACCTAGACCGATGATTACCTTACTAAACGGAGAGCAATGGGATAAGGATGCCCTACTGGAAAAAATGGTAGATGACGATTTCTACTATGGACACTTGGGTAAGAATGCCCTAAGCTCTTCGGCTATCAAGCTATTGCAGAAATCCCCTAAAAGCTACAACGCCATAATTAGGGGAGGTAGAGAAAAAAACTCTAGCGCACTACAAATAGGCTCATTTGTCCATACGATGATTTTAGAGCCTCACCTCTTTGAGGAAAGGTTTGAGGTAGTCAATGTGCAAAGCCGAATAGCTAAAGCCTATAAGGAAAGTAATGCCAAGAGCAATAAAATAACCCTCACGGCAAAAGAACACGATGACAATATGCGCATCGTAGATGCTGCACTAAGAAACGAGCAAGTGCTAAACGTACTTAGCGGTTCTGAATTTGAAGTACCCCAAGTAGCAATGCTAGAGGGCTATGCTTTTCGAGCGAAGGCAGACATATACGATAAGAGGTATGGCTATATTGGAGACATTAAAACCACAAGGGAGATAGATAAGTTTGAATGGAGCGCAGAGAAATTTGGTTACGACACCCAAGCGTTTATCTACACCACTATGTTCGATGCCCCCAAGATGCAATTTATAGTCATTGACAAAGACTCCTACGACATTGGCATATTTGACATCGAGGACTCGTTTCTGAACAAGGGCTACAAAAAACTCAAAGAGGGTGTCAAAAACTACAAACACTTTTTTGAGATGCATAACGACCTAGACAGTTACACGCTAAGAGGCATACTAAAATGAAAGACGATTTCATACGCATAGCAATGGCGAGGCTACGCAAGGCATACCCCTACTACCCCCAGAGAATAGCCGTAGCTGCGAATATGTACCGTAGGTGGATAGACAGAAAAAGATGAGTTGGTTATTGGAGGGGTGGTGGATTTAACGGATGATGGAAGCTACCCCTCCCCACTCTGTCAAAGTGTCAAACAAAAAGAACTCAAAGTGTAAAACACCAAAGAGAAATGAAGTACCGAGTACACTACACCTATTTTGACCAAGCTATAAACAAAGCTGCCAAATGGGAGCAACGCCAAAAAGACTTTGAAACAAGGGAAGAGGCAAAAGACTTTGTAAAAAAGATAAACTGGAACGTGTCAGTACGAAATATAGGAATCCAGCCCGTCCCATAAGTTGATGAGGTACGTTGTACAATACGACAAATTGGTAGCCGATAACACTTGGCTGGTAGGACTTCAAAAAGCCTTTAGGCACGAGGTGGAAGCTGCTAAGTACGGTAGAGAGCTACGAAGAAGCGAAACCCACAGAAACATAAAGGTGTATGAATTATAACAACGATTTTAAATACGACCTTGAACTAGGTCAAATGGGCGAGATGCTGATAGGTAAGCTTCTATCTAGCAAGACCATTGAGGTAAAATTTGACTTTGGATGTTATAGGACTGGAAATTTTTACATAGAGTATCAATCGAGAAACAAGCCTTCGGGGATTGCAACAACAAAAGCAGATTACTGGATGCTCATTGCAGCTTCTGAATATGGTCAAAGACTGAAAAGCTACCAAGAGCAAATCCAAAAAGAAGATATTTTATACGCTATACTCATAGAAACAGAACGTCTCAAAGACCTATGCCGAACCAAAGCATTTAGAAAAGGGGTAAGGGGAGGCGATAACAATACCTCACTAGGAATACTAATTAAATCTACAACCCTATTATGACTATTGAAACCTTCAAGTACGTAGGAACCGTACAACTACTACCCCACGTCTCTATTACCTATTCCTCCGAGTTCTGTAATGGATGTACCAATATCGGATGGCTATGGTGGGGCGTTAGCTTTGTAAGCAAGAACGAATTGGACTTGTGACAACTGTAAACTCATTATCGGGAGGAAAGACATCCTCCTACATTGCTGCAAACTA